CTGGCCCAGGTACCAGTTACGCTCCCCGTACTTGGCCGCCCCCTTGCGCATGTGCTCGCCGACGCGCATCAGGGCGAACGGGGAAATCAGGTCCGGCCGCGGCTTCAGGTCGCCCCGGTCGCGGACCGAACCGGTGGCGAATGTGCGCCGCTCGCCGGAATCCTTGACGACGAAATCGGTCACGCGGCCATCTCCTTGGATCTCGACAGGTCCGTGTGGGGCGTCCGACTGTTGGCAGCCTGCAATACAGGCGGCGTCACGATCCGGCGACACGCGAAGCCCGCCGAGTCGCAGCCATCGTCGCAGACCACTTCGAGGACCGTCGCCTGGACCACCTTGGTTACGGCATGGCAGATCCAAATGGATCGCTTGCCGTCGCGGGACAACAAGACAACGGGCCGCGCTTCGTGTCTGGCGGACATCTCGATCTTGGTTACACGGACTTTCATGGAACCTCCTGGTCAAAGGGCTAGGAAACATTCGAACGATCACGACAAATCTGCGACAGAACCTTTGCACCTTCCGCCTGTTCCGCTGCACGAACCAACGGAAGATCGTCAAGGGCCAGGGACGCCACCTGCTCCCACGTGTATGTGCGGCTCTTGCGGCGCCGGTATCCACGGATCCTGATCCCCGCCTCCGCAACCTGGATGACCAGATCGCCAATTCGGCGCTGGATCGGGCGTTTCAGCTTCGTTACCATGGGGACCTCCTTGACAAGCGGAGAGTGCCGCAGGCCGTCAATTGCGTGGGACGCGGTCAGGCGAGGAAGCCGCCTTGATGTCCTCGAACCACCGGCGAACGATCGGACCGTAATGGGCATCTCGGGCCAACAGATATCGGGCACGCATGATCTTCAGCGCGTCCCGACCGATCGGATTGGTGACCAGCGGATGCTGGACCTCGAACTTGTCCGGCAGGACACCCTCGGGATAGAATCCCCACGGCAGAACTTTCACCGCGTGCTCGAGCATTCCGCCAGCAAACGGGAGCACGGGGCTGTACGCGATCTCCAGATCGACCATCGCCAGCAGTTCGGGCGTAATCCCTTCCTCGGCCAATCGTTCGTCGACGAACTGTGTCAATACGTTGAGCAAAGTCATATTTCACCCACAGAAAACCGGCACGGTCAGAACCTTGCCGTAGTCGCGATCGATCACCATGAACGTCTGCGTCGGCTGCTGGAACTCGGCGCCGATTTCCACGGCGTAGGCGTCGTAGCCCACCAGGCAGCCGCAGACAACGAAATCCCAGCTGTCGATGAACTGGTGGAAGTGCCCCAGCACGTCGAGGGCGGCAGGCTTCCGCTTGTTCCACTGGGCGATCTTCTTCTTCAGCGGGATCGTCACGCCGCCCACGCCCCCGGCGTAGTGAACGGCGTCGCCGTGGTGGAATCGCACGGCATGCCCCTGGATGTCGAGCCAGTTGTGATAGCCCTGCTCGACCTTGAACGTCACTTTCGACGTGCGACGGAAGTGACGTGCGAGATTTTGGTACGCGAGCCACTCCCAGCTGTGTCGGTACCCGGTGGCAATGCGACGTTTCTTCGTGGTACGCCCGTGATTGCCAAAGCTGGTGACCACGGTGATGTGGTCGACCTTGGCCTCCCGCAACAGCAAGTCGACACCCGCGGCCACGTGGTCCTGGACGTACATCACGGCCTCGGCCGGACCCAGGAAGTTCGATTCTTCGAGCTCCTCGTGGATGGTGCCGTTGATGAGGTCGCCGCCGAGCCAGACCACCATGTCACGGATGTGCGAAATCCTCCTGGCGAAATCCAGCAAGAACAAAGCCTTCTGCCACGTTTTGCAGATCCGGCGATCGGCGATCGCCAAGTTGAATTCGTTGGCGCCATCCACGGATTCGAGCGTTATACGGCTTTCGGCATGCCAGTCGTTACAGCACAGGACGGCGGTGGCCTGACCGCGGGAGACCCTGCCGCTGGGCTGTAGCTTCTTCCTGGCCACGCGATCCTTGGTGGCGAGCACCGTCTCCAAACTGCGTTCGACATGCACCAGTTCGCTCTCGGCCTGGCTGCGTTTCTGCCGTTCGAGTCGGAGCTCGGCACGGGCCGAGGCCAGCTTGGTTTCCAGGCTGCGCATGGCCTTAACATCGGCGGCGGTCTGATCATTGTTGCTCATGACTCGATGGTGTCTCCTCGGTACATGCCCCTCCGCAAGTCGCGACGCACGTTTCGGCGATTCGCCTTATTCACGAACCTGCGCCCGTGGGGACGCAGGGCGTTACGCGTGTGTTTGACGGTCCGCTTGATGCGGCAGTCGTCCTTCTTCATGCGTGCCTCAAAACGGCAGGTGAATGGCCTTGAGCGTCGGACGCGTCACAGAGATTCCATGTCGCCCACCACGTTTGCGAGCAGTAATCTTCCCAACACAACGGGCACAGCAGACCGCCATGACCATCCGGCCAGCCGCTGTGCTCGTCTTCTCGGACTCCGCACTTGGAACATGGCTCCGTCATGGCATCCCCTTAAAACGGCAGATATTCTGGGTCGTAATCCGTGACCGGCCGAGCTTCACAGGCTTCCGGCATCGGCCCCAGTTCGTAATCCACGATTCGCTCGTAAGGCTCGCCAGCGACGGCGCGGACGGTGATGTACGTGGGGGGAGCCACCGCTCCGCACTCCGCCAACTGGACTGCTCGCTCGGCCGTGTCCGGCACTGGATCCGGCGAGCGTTTCCGCCACCACTGTTCCGCCTTGCGGCGGGCATAGCCCTCGTGCTCGACGCACACCCACTCCGACTTGTACTCGTTAAGGCCGACCTGGTAGTCGACCCGCATGGTCTTTGGCGCGTCCTCGGCCGCGCCCCGTTTGGTGTGGACGCTGTAGGACACGTCCTCGACTTTGAAGGTCGTGATCGTCACTTGGCCGGACAGGATTCCGGCCTCGCTGGCTTGGGCCTCGTGCTTCTGTCGCTCGGGCGGCGGAAACTGGTAGCCGCAATCGGGGCAAGTGGAATAGCCGGCGGCGATCACCGACTGGCATTCGGGACATTCCTTGGCCGGGGCCTCGCCACTGCCGGAAGACGATTTGTCCTTGATCTTCAGCTGGTCCACGGGGCCGTGCCGAAGCACGTTGCCGCCGAAGTCCAACACCAGGCAGTTCTGTTTGCCGTCGTGCAGGCGGAAGCCTCTCCCAACGCACTGATAGAAAAGCCCCGCCGACGCAGTCGGCCGCAACAAGGCGACACAATCGATGTTCGGCGCGTCAAAGCCCGTGGTCAGCACATTGACGTTGCACAGGTACTTGAGCGGCTCGCGGCCGAACAGGCCGCCGGACACCCGCCGAAACCGGGCCAGCAATTCGTCGCGTTCCGCCGCGGGCGTTTCGCCGCACACGAACCCGCATTCCAGGCCGTGCTTCTCCTGCAAGGCACGGACGACGTGGCGACCGTGGGCGACTCCCGCGGCGAAGATCAGCACGGACTGGCGATCCTGCGTGGCCTCGACGATTTCCCGACAGGCCGCCTCGACCACCGAGTCCTGGTCCACGAGGTTTTCGACCTCGTCGGCGACGAACTCGCCAGCGCGGACGTGCAAGCCGCTGGTGTCCACCTTGGTCTTGCCAGCCTTGGTGACCAGAGGGCACAGGTAGCCGTCGCGGATCAATTCCCGAACACCGATTTCGTAGCAGATGGTGTTAAGGAAATGGTCTGGCCCACAGATCGCTCCGCTGTCCAGCCGGAACGGCGTCGCCGTCAGGCCGATGACGCGCACATGCGGATTGACGGCTTTCGCCTCGGACAAAAATTGACGGTACATGCCGTCGCCATCGCGGGGAATGAGATGGCATTCGTCACAGATGATGAGGTCGAAGGCGTCCAGTTCGCAGGCCCGTTTGTAGACGCTCTGGATTCCAGCGACGATCACTGCGTGCTCGGTATCGCGCCGCTTCAGGCCGGCGGAATACACGCCGAACTTGACTTCGGGGCAGACGGCCCGCAGCTTGTCGGCCGCCTGCTCAAGTAACTCCTTGACGTGTGCCAGGATCAGTACGCGGCCGCCCCACTGCGTCACCGCGTCCTTACAGATCGTGGCCAACAGGGGTGTCTTGCCCGCCGCCGTTGGCAACACGACGACCGGATTGTCGTCACGTTGCCGCAGGTGGCGATAGACGGCCTCGATGGCTTCTCGCTGATAAGGACGCAGTGTGAGCATGCTGATCGTCGTCGGAGTGGGCACAACGTGGGTGGACAAGAGCGAAACCGACACGCCACCGGATCGCGGGAGTGGTGGCGTGATCCGCTGCCGGTCCCCCAAGCACTGTCCGGGTCGCTTGGACGAATTCTGCTGCGTCGCTTACGCAGCCTGGGAGTCGTTGCCCTTCGTTTCCTCCGGCAGCGGGAACAATTCGGCGTCGCTCCCGCAGAGACGTTTCGGCACTTTGCCCTCGAGGAACGCATCCAACGCCCATTCGGTCTTGGCATAGCGCAGCCGCTCCGCACTCTTGCCTCGCCCCGCACCGGCCGTGCCCAGAAGGAAATCCCGGAGGGCCAGGATGCCGTGGTCGGTCTCGTCCGCTGGCACACCGCTGCGTAGCACGTCGCAGAAGTGCACCAGCCGGCCTCGGTCCGCCGAGTAATACGCACGTGCAATCACTGCCCGGGTCTGGCACGTGGCCACGCCTCGACTGAGACAGGTGCTGAGGTGTTCGAGCGCGAAGTCGATGGCCTCCCGATGGCGGCGGAACAGTTGGGCCTCCTCGTCAGCTGTCAGTCGCGGACGGCGGGACGACAGACCGGCCAGCAGAGAGTGCAGCGTGGCCAGATGTTTGCTGCTGACATCGCCGACATTCCCGGTCAGGGTGAGGATGTCCAGATTGCTACGTCGGTTGCCGGTGTCCAGCACCCACCGGTTCTCCGGCGGTTCATTGAAGAACACCCGCATGGCGACTGTGACATTGGCTTCGATGACGGCGCACAGCCGGTGCTGGCCGTCCATCAACAGACCCGTCGTATCGAAAATGATCCCTTGGGACGACAATCGCCAGCGACCGGCCTTCATGTCGCGGGCGAAACGGTCTACCGTGGCCTGAATGACGAGGCGATTGTGGGTATTGCCTTCGAGCCAGCGAAACGCCAATTCTGGCGTCACGTCAATCACGCGGTCGAAAGGAAGGGGGTCGTCATGGGGGCAAGCAGCGGAAATCATCTCTGTTCTCCTTGTTGGTTCAAACGTCGTGACAAATCTTGGACCAATGCTTCGACGAACTCCCGTGAGAACAACTGCCACAGCGTGGCGGCAGCGGTCTGGGGGTTGGTTGGGCAGAATTGCAGGGGAATCATGGGCACGGGCGAGCTGTGGCCGCGTATGAGCGGGCGCGCCCTTGGTGAGATCGGGCTACCGTCCATCGTCGTCGGAGTGCCGTCGGATGGCACGCGGCGCCTCCCAATCTTGGCCGTATTGATGGTGCGTCCGTCACGACACTTGCGCAGACGTGCGGGGATCGCGCCGCGCGCACCACCCGCCGTATCGACCGCGGCTGACTTCGGCTCTGCCGATGTGGCAGTCACGGAAGGCACCGCGGCACTCCGCTCTGGCGTCACCGGTGTCAGAGAGATCGCCGCAGCGGCCTCGGCCTTCTCGCGGTACCGCCTGACCGTCCTTTCGTGGACACCGCAGTGTTCCGCGATTTGGCCGTTGCTTAGGCTGACCGCCTTGGGATGCATTAGCGCCGTGCGGACGGCCCGCTCCTTGTCCTCATTGGTCCGCCGAAGGCCATGTGTCTTGTTGACGCCGTAGCTGTACCAGCGAGCATCGTCGAGCGTGCCTTGGTGAACTTCGACTTCGATCGGCTCACCCGGCTTTGCGCGACGCCAGGCGTGAAACCGGTGGTATCCATCGGCCAGCCAATAGTGTTGGCCATCGTAGAACACGGAGACGGGCGGGAATGCGGTGCCGGAACGCATCAGTTCGGCATATTCCGCCACCACTTCGCTTTGCAACTCCGCACGCGGTTGGGTGCCGCCGTCGGTGCGGAGCAGGTCAATGTTCAGTCGCATTCTGGATTCCTTTTGACGTGGGTGACTCTATGCGCTCATTGGGCTACCGGCGCAGCAGGCGCCGCGGCGATCACTGGCCGTCGTCCGGGTTCGGCGTCGATCAGCTGGCCGTCTCCTCTGACTGGTGCCGGCGATGGAGGGAAAAAACGTTCAGGAAGACCTTCTCCAGGAACTCGAACGGGAAGCTCGCCATCAATTCGTGCGCACAGCGGCGTGGATCGTCCTTCGACAACTCGACTCTCACCGAGCCGGTAACACTGGCTCTTTCGTCTGCCGCCGAGCCGACCGGCATGCAAGGGGATGTCTGGTCCTTCCGCTGCTGAACGGAGCCAATTCGCGCCGTGTTGATGATGCGCCCGTCGCGGCCCATTCGCAGGCGTGCGTGCGCGGTATTGAGAAGATGATTGCTCAGCTCGCCTATCGGCGACAACGAAACGGCCGATTCCAACTCCCGACGGTATCTCGCGACCGTGTTCCCCGTCACGCCGCAGTGCTCTGCGATCCGACGGTTGCTTAGCAAAAGCGCTTTGGGGTGTTCCAACGCCCTCCGCACCGCCCGCTCCTTATCGGCGTTGGTCCGCCGCAGGCCGTGGGCCAGATTCACTCCGTAGCTGTGCCAGCGGGCATCCTCCAGCGAGCCCTGGAACACGTCTGCTTTGATCGGCTGACCTGCGCGCACACGGCACCAAGCGTGAAAGCGGTGGAATCCGTCCGCCAGCCAATAGTTCTGCCCATCGTAGAAGACCGAAACGGCAGGGAAGGCGGCGCCAGCCCGCATTAGTTCGGCGTATTCCTTGATCAGACGACTGTCCAGTTCCGCGCGGGGTTGCGTATCGCCATCGATACGGATTAGGTCTGTGTCGAGACGCATGCGATTGTTCCTTGGAATTAGTTGTTCTGTGCCAACACGAGATAAAGCTGCACCGCCAGCCGGGGCAGATCGTCCAGGCGGACGACTGCCAACCAAGGCTGGCCGTTGGCCCGGTGCAGGACCACAGGCACCTTTTCGCCGGCGTCTGCGATTGCCTGGTCTAGGGCCGGGTAGAGGCGAAACGCCTCCGCGCGTTTCACCTCGAAGTGCAAGTCCGGAATCGCGGTAACGATGTCAGGGGACTCATCGCTGCCGGAGTACTGGCGCCCGCGGTGTGCCTCGACTCCGAACAGACGCCGGATCTCGGCAGCCGCTTCGCGTTCGCCAGCCTTGCCCTTGTTGCGTGATCGAAGTCCCATGACATGTGCCTTCTTCTGAACCTTGGAGATCAGAACCCGACTAGCCACGCCGCCAAGGCGGCGCTTCGGTCGTGGCCTGCACGGGCTTGCCGCTGGTCGCCTCCTTCGGGGCGTAGCCTTTGATCTCGTTGACGATCTCGCCGCCCTCGTCGCGCTTCTTGCACTTGACGGTGATCACCAATGGCAGGTTGTGCAGTTCGCAGCTGTCCTTGGGTTGCAGCACGCCCACCGCGCGGCAGATGGCCGAGAGTTCGGCCCGCGCGATCTTCACGGCCGTCGCGTTCGGGTTGTTCAGATTCAACCGGGCCCACAGGATGCGGTTCTTGTACTCGCCGTCAATGACCTGAAAGACGAACTGCAGGTAGCTGCCCGTGCCGGCTTTGTTGGGCTTCACTTCGCTGTCCGTGATGACAGCTGCGTACTTGCCAGCGGGGATCGCGTCGAAATCCGAGCTCGGCTCGACAGTATTGGCATCGAATCCGTTGAGGTTGGCCATGTGTGGTTCTCCTTGAGATGAACGTGGAAAGGGAAAGTGACTACTTGCTGGAAACGCTGCTGGTGATACCGGCCAGGATCGAGTTCCAATCCAGGGGCAGTTCGGCCGCGAGATTGAAACGGTTCTTGGCGACGCAGGACGGGCCGCCCACCGTGCGCAGGACACGCTCGCCACC